GAATAATGAAGTTTCTAATGAAGATGAAGTAATTCAGAAACTAAAGTATGAAGTAGAAGAGAAGAAGCGTAGAGGAGAACTTATGTATCTTCCTAAAGTTGATAGATGGTTAATCGAACATATGTGGGAAAGAGTAATAATCACAGAATTTAAATCAAATGAAAAAAGTATTTAAAGAAAATGGAGATCTTATTATAAGATTTAATAGTAAAGCAAAAGATCAAATAATAAAGTGGCTAAATGGTATTGATTACGACTACGCTATTAAGTTTGCAAAAGAAGTAGATTGTCCTGTTTTTAAAAAAGGACTTGATTTTCCATGTACAGTAACCGAATAATAAAATTATGCATATAGACACTAAACATACAATATGGCATCGTACCTATCTTAATGAGAATGCTACAGAGGAAAAAGTATTAAAGATTCTTAATGATCATAGAAAAGAATTAAAAAGAGGAGAGGATTATGAATTACCTCTAAAAGATATGATTTCTGAGCAAAAGCTTCTATATGGTAAACAAGAACTAATGTCAGTAAGTGAGAATCATCATGAGGCTACAATTGAATTATATAATGATGAACAACAATTAATATGGGATAATCAAAATCATTAATTAAAGAAAGATACAGATGTTTCTAAAAGAAGTCCAAAGGGGTATTGAGGGAAGGAATAAAGGCTTAAATTGTGGACTTAAGCGGTTTAATAATTTTATTAATGGAATACAGAAAAGTACTTATTATCTAATTGGGGCTGAACAAAAATGTGGTAAAACAGCTTGGGTTGATGCTACTTTTGTATTATATCCATATTTATTAAATAAAGATAGTAAAATTAAGTGGATATATTATTCCTATGAGATTAATCTTATAGGGAAAATGGCTAAATATTGTGCTTTCTTTATGGATTATAAATATGGAGTTTATTGTGATTCTAATTATATTTTAGGTAGAGGAGATAATCGTGTTACTCCAGAACATTATAAACTTATCGAAGAGATTTATAATAATGAACTTGTAGATCTCTTTGGTAAGTATGATGATAATGGAAAACAGATTTCTGAAGGAAGAATTTCTTTTTTTGAAGAAAAGACTAATCCAGAGGGAATGCGTAAGTTTATAATGAAGTATGCGGAGGATAATGGTACTTTTATTAAAAAAACAATTACAATAAAAGATGATAATGGTAATCCAAAGGATATAGAAATTATAACTGGCTATAAAGAAAATGATGAGGATTTACTTACTGAAATAATTGTTGACCACGTGTCTCTCGCAAAGAGAATTAAAGGAATGAATACTAAGGAAACTATAGATCTAATATCACAGCATATGGTTTTCTTTAGAAATATTTGTAAATTCTCTCCTGTAATTATACAGCAGTTTAACAGAGAGTTAGGAAAAGTAGAAAGACTTAAATTCTCTGGTGAACAGCTACAACCCTCATTATCAGACTTTAAGGATAGTGGTGATACTCAAGCAGATGCAACGATTGTTTTAGGAATGTTTAATCCAACTCTCCTACCTCACTTACGTACACATTTAGGATATGATCTTGTAAAGATTGGTAAATCTTATAGATCATTACATATATTAGCATCAAGAGATACAGAATCCGGTGTTAACTTATCATTATTAATGGAAGGTAAAACAGGTATGTTTAGAGAACTTCCTAAGAATAATGATATTGAAAGACTTAATGAAGTGTATGAATATGTAAAGAAATTTAATTAAAATGTCAAAAACAGAAGATAGTAAAACAATAATTATAATGTTAATAATTATTATAATTTTAGCAGAATTATTAATAGAATCGTGGATATGAACACATATGAATTTTCACAAGATCCTAATCATAAACTTCCTTTTCTAATAATCATTATAGGATTATTAGTAGCTTTTTTATTACTCTCTATAAGTTGTACTGAAGAAAAAGAATATAAAGAATATACAGTATCAGCAGTAGTTTATTTTGAAAATGGTAGAAGTGATACAGTATCTACTACTATAATGTCTATAGAACCTCCTTATTATGAGTTATATCAATGGAGTTCAAAAAGTAGTATAATTCTTATTTTATGTAAAGATAAAGGACGTTTTGATAAAATAGCTTATAATGTAACACATTTTAAACAAATTAAGTAACTAATTGATTATTAAATATATATGGCAAGACTCACATTTTGTGTAGGCCCCTCAGGAGGTGGTAAAAGTAGTTCTTTAAAAACTCTTAATCCTGAAACATCAGTTATTATTAACACAGATAAAAAAGATTTACCTTTTAAAGGATGGAAATCTTTATATTCTGAATCAAAGAAAAACTATCGTGAGATAACAACTCATGGAGAATTATTGGATACTCTTAAATATATTAACAGTAATCCAAAAATTACAGTAGGAGTTCTTGATACTTGGAATAGAGAAATGATAGATTATACTTTTTCTAAGGAATTTAGAGCAACTGCTGATGGTAAACAAAAATAAACTCAAATTTAAAGCATAAAAATTTGCTTTTCTCAAAAATTATTCATACCTTTAGCCAAAATAAAGATATGAGTACAAGAGAAGAAGTAGATTTAAAACGTAGAACTGTAAAAGATAATCCATTTATAAATGGTAATATTAATAACTCTAATTATTGGTTAGGATTTTTTGCTGCCGATGGATTTATAAATAGTACAAAAATAGGAATAACTTTAAAATATAGTGATATAAATCACTTATATAAATTTAAAGATTTTATTGGATATGATATTCCTGTTAAAAGAAAAGTTTCAAAAGATAGTTATGAAAGATGTGAAACTTATTTTAGAAGTCCATTAATAGTAAAATACTTAATAAATTTAGGAATAACGCCTAGAAAATCTATAACTTTAGACTATAAAGGAGAATTTACAAATGATTTTCTTAGAGGAGTTATAGATGGAGATGGTTGTATTAGAGAAAGAATTAAAAGTAGAGGAAATGAATTAATTATTTCTTCTGGATCAGAAATATTTGCTAATCAACTTAGAGATTATATAATAAAACAGTTTAACGTATATTGTTCTATTAGAGTAGACAATAGAAGTCATAGAAAATCACCATTATACGATGTATGCGTATCTGGTGGTACTTATGACGTGCTTTCGATTTATGAAAACGCAGATACTTATTTAACACGTAAGTATCTTACTGCCACATCTATTAGAAATAATAGAAAGAAAACACCTTAAATTCAGGGAACCAGCGTTAGGAATCCTGAGCGAAACTTGTACACCATTTATGGTAATGAAGATAATGAACTGTCTTCAATAAGTATACAAGGACGTGCAACGACTATAATAGGTGCATCTTAACAAGTAATGTTGAAGATGAAGGGATAGTCTAACTAGAGAGAACTAGCAGAGAAAAGCATGGATGAAGTTCGGATTAGAACAATATGAATTACTTCATAGCATTCCTACACAGTATAGAGAAGATTTAAATCTTTATTTCTTGTGTCATATGGAAACAGCTAAGAATGATTATGGAATTCTTTATGAAAGAATAGCTGCTCCTGGAAATATGATTACTGATTTAAAACCAGAATCATTTGCTTCAATAGTTCTTTATACCGAAATACAAGCTATTCCAGGACAAAGACCTGAATATTTCTTTAGGACAGTAAGTAATGGAGTGGATAGTTGTAAAAGTCCAGAAGGTATGTTTGAAGAAATACGTATTCCTAATGATTTAGGATTTGTTGATAAACGAATAAGAGAATATTATAACTAGTAACTAATTAATTTTTATATGATAGATTTAAATCAAGGCTACGATAGTAGCATAGTATTTAACGATGGTGTAGCTGGTATCGTTGAAAGTGTAAGTTTGCGAGCTGAAAGTAAAAAAGAAGATGATAAAGAAAACGCTCCTAATCTTAAAGTAATTTTTGTAGATAGTAAAGGTGGAGAAGTAAACTTTGGTTTATGGAATATTAAAGCTGATTCACAAGATCCTGATAAAGATCTTACTAATTTAGGTAGAACAGCTAAACATATTTTTCATACTATTTTTGGTGCTACCTATGTTATCCCTCCGTTTAAGGATGATGTAGAATTAATAGCTGGATTAAAGAAAGCAATTGATGCTAATCCAACTCTTCGTTATAGGGTAGCTACTAATTATGGAAGTGAATCATATCCTTCTGACTATCTTCGTGTAAAGAAATTTGTTCCTTTTATGGAAAATATGGCAGTAAAGAAAGAAGATACTAAACTCTTTATG